CATCATCCATCTTTTCGTTCATCATTTCAACTTCGTCTTTTTTCTCAACTTTTTCTGTTTTCATTGTTGCACCAGTCGCTTCCTGAACCTGCTTTAGCAGACCATTCAACTCCGCAAGTGCGCTTTCTAGTTTTTCTGACACATTATCACCTCCTTGTTGTTTTAATATGTCGAATTTCGCTTCGGGGTTTATTCCTTTCTCACAGATTGTTACTTCATGTAGTTCAAGACTATCAATCTCGTTGTATTCCCCGTATTCCTCCGATTTTCTTTGTTTCTTTGATATTGCCTGTCCACCTATGCTAAAAGAGCGTAATGTTCCTTTCCTGATACCTCTTGCTATTTCCTTAGCCTTTTCTATGTCATCTCTCATTTTGATAACTACATAGAATCCAACGTTGTCAACACCTGTCTTGTGTAATACCCCGTTAGTATCTCGATATTGCTCTATTACCTCCCCGACTTGAACATTTGAATGGTTTGACATTACGTTTCGATATGCTTTCTCCTTCATGAATTCCGCTACGGCTTTCTCAAGTGCTTCAAGTGTAATCAAGTCATTTTGCTTGTCTACAACTTCTATCGATGCATATCCTCCAATCGTCAATTCATCTGACTTTAGTATGGAGAAACCTGCATCTGATTCCTGCTTAATCAAAACCTCCTGCGGTGCAAACACTACGAAAGGAATATTCTTTTACTATATGAACTACACGTTCTATTCTTTTTCTGATGTTAGTGGTTCAGGTAACTCCAAATCTTTGTATTTGTCTTCTTCTATGTTGATTATACCCTCATCTGACTCATCATCCAACATCTTCTGTTGTGTTCCTGTGAATACAATCCACGACTTCTTCTCATTAAGTGGAACGACTCTAAAATGTATTCTAGTTTGGAACTTCTTACCTTCCATCCTGTACTCATGATATCCATGTCTCTGAACACCAAGAATCAAATCTCCACTGTCTAGAACCTTGGTACTATCAATCTGCTCAGAGACCATTGCCGGGTACTTCCCTGACTTACCAAATAATTCGTAAATGTCAGTTGGGTCATCTAGGTCGATGAACCAAGCCATCCTATCTTCACCAATTTCTATGATGAAGTCTATGTTACCATCATCCCTCTGCCTGACTTCAAAGGAGCCAGTCTTCTCTGATTCTTCATCGTCTTTCTTCATACTAGATGGATTCAAACTAAATCTCTTCCCTGAGTGTTGAATAAAGTCATCTTGTTGTTTCAACCATGCCAGTAGAGTTCTTCCCTTCTCTTGGAAGTGTTCTAGATAGTCATCTCCTAATTCTTCAACAACTTTTTCCTCTAGGTCTTTGTATTCCATCGGTGGTTGATTCTCTAGGATTTTTCGTATTCCTATCCTTAGTTTATCTTGCTTATCGCCCATGAACTTAGACAACTGCTCCCTCATTTCATCCATATTCACAATGGCATTCTTCTCCATCAACTTGTCTCCTTTGAGACCATACACCGTGAATCCCTCTACATCGCTCTTCACAATTATCTCTGCCTCGCCATGAACATAGTCAGTCACAATGTACTTCTTGACGTTCTTAACGTCCTTCGCCTGTAGTTCCGCCATCACCGCCAATGGGTTCAACACGCTCTTTGGCGTTGCTATCGGCTCAACTAGACTCGATAGTGACTTCTTGGTCTTCTTGGACAACTGCTCCAATGTGCGTACCTTGTCAGGCTCATCTACCTCGGGAAGTTCAATTAACTTGGCAGAGTATAGGCTGAAGGAGTCGCTCTTCTTGTTAACCTCATCAACCTTGACTCGTATAATGCTACCAACATCGACCTCTATCTTGGTGTTTAGTGCCTTTCCTACGGGAGCGTAGTCCTTTCCTTCGTACTCAACCGACTTCATTTCTCTCTTCTCTTCAGCACTTAATGGCCCTGCTCCCATAGTGTACGAGAACATTCCACTGGCAGTCTTCTTCCTGTCTAAGACAATGACATCCAAGTCAACGAACTTCTTCCACTTTATCCACTTGGGGTTCTTCCTCTTACCGATGTAGTATGTTGATTCTATGTCCTTTATGACTACGCCTTCAGAAGTAGGCATTTCCATTATCTTCTCAGCGTATTCACCAACCTCCTTCATGGAGTCTGCTATTCTAGTGTCCCTCTTGGATGGAAAGGCAAGTTCCTCTGAGGAATGTTGTGCGAATTGATAGAGTAGTATGTTTATTCTCTCTCTTAGAGGCTCATCGGCTAAGTCCTTGCCCTCATGTCTCATTATGTCGAAAACGTGCAGCCTTAGTTTTCCACCATCTAGTTTTTTCTTGAAGACATGTGTGATTGTATCTGCCCTGTGTAGAGGCTCTTTCTCGTTGAATAGCATCAACTCACCATCTAGTATGCAATCACCGAATGCCTTGTTCCCCATCTTCTCAACTTGCTCAGGACACTTATCGGTGATGTCCTTCTCGTTGTAGGAGTATATCTTGACGTTGTTGTTGAACTTGTGAATCTGAACCCTCATGCCATCGTACTTCTCCTGTACGACGAACTCCCCGCTCAGACCTAGTATCTCCTTCATGTCATCGAGTTCAAAGATTCTATACATCGGCTTGTTTGGTATGAGGAAGTCAACGTCAGCCTTCTGCTCGTCAGACTTAGCGATGTCCAAGTCCTTGAGGTTGTTCCACCTCTCTTCCGAGTATCTGCTTTGGTAGACCTTCTTCAGAAGAGCAAGGGCATTGTTGAACTTACCCCTGACCCTCTTCGTGTCCTTGTCATCCCCGTAATGCTCAATGATGTATAGGGGAATGTCCTTGACCTCTATGTCTAGACCCACTGAGTTCTGAGTTATCTCGTCGGGCTTCAGGTCGTTCTCTTCCCAAGCCTTCTTCGGTAGTGTGTTGGCATGGCTCCGTAGTGCGTAGTGTATGAAAGAAGCGAACACCGCCTCATCGCTCAATAGGGTCTCCAACACCCTATCTCCTAGTTGCTTGGCAAATGGGTCACTTATCTCAGAGGTCTCGAATCTCAACCTCTTTACATCCTCGTAGACCTTCTTCGCTACGTTTGACTCAGGATTGGTAGCCTTATCATCAAAGAGTTCCTTCTCACTTATCTTTTCCTTGAGAAGTTCAGAGAACTTACCAAGACCATCGAAGTTGTCCCGAATGCTCTTTACGGTATCCTTCCACTTACTTCCATATTCCCTTGGATTCTCTTTGGCGGAGAGATAGGCATATCTAACTCTCTCAAAGAAGTTCAGAACTCTTTTCGTAAGAGCCTCTGTCTCCTTCTCGAAAGATACGCCCGAAGATTTCATTATGCATCAAAACCTTCTCGCTCTATCCCTCATTTACCAAATCTGCCTTACCATCAATGTTGCTAGTCTCGGGTAGTTTCTCTTCAGGTGGGTTCTCTTTTGGTCTCTTTACCTTGACCGTCTCCCCATTCACATCATCCTTGTTCTCTATCGTCCCAAGGTGTTCTGCTTCTGCGATAACGGTCTTGGCCTTCTCTATAGCCAACTCCACAAGTTTCTCTTCCCTAGTTACTCTCTCCGGCATTATCTTCCCTCCATCTTCTCTGTCATCTTGCGAATCTCATCCCAAGACATGTTTCCACCATCGGGAACTTCAACGTTCCCCATAGATGGCGTTGGTGTCTCACGAACAACGAACCCTGATTTCATCAAGAGGTTGTCTTTATGGTAAACCGCCCTCTCTAGAGCATTCACTTTGTTCACCAGTTCCTTCATTAGCAGTAGCATTTCATTTTCTTCTTTCTTACTCATATTAATCACCCATGACTCCACTCTATCAGTTTCTCAAAATCTTGCTTCTCGTCGGATGCTGGCTCTTTATCTGCACCCCTTGGATAGGCTACGCTCTTGATTTGGTCATAGAGCGTTTGATAGTCCTTGCGTAGTTCAGCAGCACTTGCGAGTATGTCTAGGTTTTTCTCACGGAAGGACTTCATTTTCTTGGTAAGTCTCTCATCGTTCTTCACTAGGTCGAGACCTTCCATCTCCTTGATGATTTCCTCTAACTTCGTCATCTCGTCTCCCATGTTCTTCGTGGGCTGTGTCATTTGCAGAAGTTTCTTTATTTTCTTCTTCTGCTTTGGCTCTAGTTTCTCTAGAAAGTCAGACGCTTTCAGTATATCCTGCCACGCCATCATACCCTCTCCTAACATACCTCAGTTTAATGTTATTACGCTTCCTTCCTAGAAGATATGAGATTCTCTCCCTCACCAAGTATGTTGACCTTCATTTTACTCTCACCATCTAAAAGAGTGAACTCATGCCCATCGAAATCCTCAACTGATTTCTCCATCATCTCCAAGGTTGACTGGGCCTCTCGAAACAGACCCGCACTTTCTGATACAGCACCATCCTCATCAGTAGTCTTGATTCCTTGACCTTCAGCAAGACTGGCTGTTCTCTCTCTCATATCTAAAGTGTCCTGATATGTACTAATCACTTTACTGACATATTTGTGTGCTGAATCTAAGAATGTCAGAGACTCATACAGGTCATTCATGAACATCCTGTATTGTTGCCATCTCTTCCTTTCATCTTCATCGATATCCTCACTTGGTTCAGCATATTGATTCTTAAAGTATAATGAAGTTACATCCAATCCAACGTCTTTCTCCAAGTCCTTGTAGTCAGAGATGTCTATGGATACCTCTGTGAAGGCATCCTCTAACTCATCTTGAATCTTCTTAAATTCCTTAATGTCATAGTTTCTTTCTTTAATGTATTTCTTAACCTTGTTTGATATGTTTCTAGCAGCACTGTTCTCGCCTGAAATCTCATCCTGTGCGTTCCTTACCCTCTCAACAAAACGTACTAGTTTCGAGTATCTATCACGATTCAAGTCTCCCCCTAGTGAAGAGAGACCCGGTATGGCTCCGACTATCTCCAAGTATAACTTGTCAGCCCTCATGCCATTGTAGTCTCTAATGACTAGTTCTCTTCTACCTGTCTTGGGGTCTACCTCACCCATATCAGTGAATATGGGTAGTAGCCTACCACCAAACGCCTTTGACATTCTCTTTGGCGTTACCTTCCCTGACTTGGTAGTCAATCCCCTAACTAGACTGGTTATCTCGTTGATTCTATTTTCATATACGTTCAAGAAATCCTCAACTTCCTGCGATACTCTCTCTGAGCCTATCTTCTTATTCGGGTTTGTTCCCGGTAACGAAGAGTATCTCTCCATCAGTCTTTCTAATTTTACGATTGGGGTTTTGCGTTTTTCCTCGCTCTTCCTAATCTCTCTAGTCACCACAGGCTCCTTCTTGCGAAGAACATCCATGAATGACCCACTCATGCTAATCATCCCCAAGGGTTGTTCGGTGTTCTTGCTCTCTTTTTCTTAGGTAGTAGAACCGCATCAGGTATGTCTGCTGAACCGGGTGACTTCTTCTCCACGGCATTCGGGTCTACGCCACCCACTGACAAGTCCCTGTTCTTCGTGGTACTCCTGTTGTAGTGAGCATACTGCTCCGCCCTCGCATTCGCTAGTTCCTTTTCCAATTCTCTTACTCCTTTCTTTTCTGTCATTTTTTTTCCTCCCTTAGTTG